ACGGGTGACCGTAATCGAGACCACGCTCTCCGATGATAGCTCTTGCTTCAGTAAGGAAGTCACTGGCATTCATCGCTTACCTAGAAGCTCTGCTCGTGCATCGAGGTTACCCTCGTCATAACCAGTGCTGTGTCCGATCATGTAACCAAGAACGGTTACCAGGACTGTATATATGAAAATAGCGAAAACACTCATGTTGCCCTTTCCGTAATTGTATTTCAACTACAGGGGGTACTTTACAGTGGAAGTTCGACCTCAACTAGCACATTTGGATAACGATACGGTAACGATTCAGCCTCATCCACGACATCGTCTAACGACCGTATAAGGTCACTTTCGCGGCCTGCCATATCGCTTCCCAGAGACAATAAAGGTACCGTCTTTCTCAATATGAATCAGATCGACCTGAACATTTTTTTCATGGACATACATAATGGCAAAAGCTTGCTGCCAATTCATTACGCCATGCGTATAACTGGCTTTCTGCGTATTCATGAGATGCCCGACCTCAACACCCTGCAAAATACGCCCTACACGGCCTCCAGAGGCCTCTGTGAAGCTCGAACGGCCTGCTCTGTGAGTATGTCCTGAAATAACATTCTTACCCCTTCTACGGGCTCCCTCAAGTGCTGAAAGACCGCCTTGTGGCTTAATAGGGGTATGGTCGCCATGCACTGCTATCCAGTTAGGGGCGATGTTCATCTCATCCTTATGGAACTTAATCCCCAATTCATCGAACTTGAGAAAGCGTTCGAATCGTAGTTCTGGCAATGAACCTAAGGCTGGAATTTTGGAGCTGATTTGGTTGTATAACCTATCCGTGTGATTAGATCGTATTGTGTCCGTGACACCAAGTTCCCAAAGAATATCGACGGTGAGATTACGGTTATCGTCTAGGGTCTGGGCAAACCATTCAGCCTTACCCTCACTCCAACGCCCCAATTCCTGCATATCCATTTCATCACCCAGGGTAACGGTTTGGTCAGCTTTAAAGGTCTTGGCAAATCGGATTACATTTCTTACTACATGCTCATCATGAAATGGGATTTGTAAATCGGGTATAACCAAAATCTTCTTCATCAGTCCTCGTCATCGTCATCGTATGGCTGCGACCCGAGCTTCTCTGGGAATTTGGGAAGTATCCAATCTGGATATGCTTCCTTATCTGTCAAAAGTACTACTATCCACGAGTCCGTAAACCCTGCGCGCTTGAGCGACTTAAACCACTCATGCAGGCAGATACTGTAAGCATCGAGGGCTGTGTAGTCCTCTAGGTCGATTGACTTCTTTCGTGGAGCCATGCCTTTATTCTCCCTTAGATAGTAACAATTCGTAGATTTTGTCTACGCGTGTCTCCAAACGATTTACCTGGTCTTTAATTGATGATCCGCTATTCGGCTTGAGTTCGCTCAGGTAGTGTAAAACTATGAAGCGCAAGAGAGCAGCTACACCACCCACTCCCGTCACGACCGCAGCAACAACCGCTGCAAAGTCCTGCGGACTCATTACTTCTTGTCGATGGCATCGACTGCTGCCTCAATAGCATCTACTGCTACATCGGCCAAAGCCTTATGAGCTCGATAGGATTTAATTGCAGCACGGATAGCAGGTAATGCCATGATTCCAAGGCTAGCGATGATTACGGTTTTCACAGGGTGCCTCCAAGTAAAGGGATTTTAAAGTAACTGCCATCTTCATCGCCTTTCGGAGTGAAACTGATATGGCAATGATGGTTGTGCTTATTCGCCCCCGTGTATGGGCGCCATGCCCAGTTCTTCTTGCTTGATGCGATTCGTCCCTCAAAAATGACATAAGAGATTCTCTTATCGCCATTCTTTCCAGCGATTCGAATCTGATCTGCCAGGTCTGGCATGAGGTCAGGTTTTGGTTTACCTGAGAGGTCACGGTCAACATCGATGGCGCGAACCCAACCCTGTGCATCAGGATTATGGTCGCTAGGGCGTGCTGCGTGGCGAGTGTCACCGATCCAGCCGTCCGAAGTTCTATCTCTATCACCGAAGGCATCGTCTATCTGCTCTCTCAGCTGTTGTCCAGCTTTGCATAAAATTGGTTTCATGAAAGCAAGAGTTCTGCTTCTTCCGCAGTTATGCCTAGGCGCTCCAGAAGACCAGCCTTAGCCTCAGCTTTGAGTGCTGCTGCAGTGATGGCCTCGTTTCGAATTGCTTGTTCTAATTCATATTCAGCAAATTCTGCATCTGTCATTTCACGATCTATAACTTCGTCAGTTTTGACATTATGAATTCTTACCATTGGTTTAGTCATTATTTCTCTCCATAAATGTAAATTGTTCCGCCAGACCATGTGCCTACTGTAGTTTTGAAAGCAAGTGAAGAAATTGCAGATACATCTCTCCATCCGCCAAACGATCTAGTTGTGGACGATGTTGAACTTGTATTAGTAAAATTCGTCACGCTGTCAAAAGCCTTCCAAGCATCAGTCGCAGCATAGTCATAGAGAAAGCATGACCAAGTGTAATTATCTGTGCTGCCTTTAGCTCCATAACCAGTTGGATCGATGCCCTGTGTTGATGAACCATCAGAATAAGGAGCAGTCGAACCACCTGCCGCGCGAAGAACATATTGCATGTAATTAGTACCTGTTGAGTCACTGTTCACTTGCAAAAGTAAATTAAAATCAGAACTGCACTTAAAATCTTTTACCAAAATGTAGAGATTTCTATATGTTTGGTCAATGGTAGAAACTGTGGTTGTCGATCCAGAAAGGCTAGTCGTTGATAGAAGTGTTAAACCTCCAGAAGAGGCAGAAGCCCACTTAATACCCGTTGATTGTGTTGAGTCGGCGGTTAATACCTGCCCATTTGTTCCAACGGCTAAACGGGCTGGAGTATCAGCTGCGCTTGCAGTAATTAAATCACCCTTGGCATCCACTATTGCATTTTGGATAGCGTTGGAATCGTCCTGTGCCACCCATGTGAAATCTAAATCAGTATTTGTTGCTTTAGCCAATACTTGACCAGTCGTTCCACCCTTCAAATCAACCATAGCGGTATCGATATCTTGACCAAGTGCGGCAATAGCGGTAGCGCCATCCTTTACTAGGTCTGTGGATTGGGGGATATCCCATCCAAAGTTAGTTGTTGTTGTTGCCATTACGCTACTGCTCCAATCGCATTAAGCCAGGTTAGGCTGGTGTTAAGTGTGTTCCATGTTTCCGCTGAGTTTACCTGCTCCCATTTTACCGCAACTTGAGAGAAGTTCACAGGAGAAGCATTAAATGTCAGAGTCAAGTTATTAAGAGAGGCTCTGAAAGTCCATCCCTCGATATAACCCTGAAATGAGCCATTAGTTATGTTTGGCGGTAGGTTTTGAATCCATACTGGCTGCCCTAAGAATATGTTAATTAGGGCATCCCTATCGCCGTTATCCATTTCTGGATTACCCAGTACGAAAGTGATGCTTTGGAACTTAGGATATGGATTAGCTCTAAGTTCGATATATCGATCCGCTAAGAGTTCGGCATCTGCCGTATGTTTAATGCGGGAAGTAAAACTTTCAGCATAAACACCATAGTTACTCTGGCTTATTGGGTCTGTGGCTGTATAGGAAGAACTGCCATTGTTGTAACTTATCGTATAGGAGTTTCTTAAATCTCCAGCGCGGGTCGTAGCCGATAAACCAACTCCGTTAGCTTGATTGGCATCCAGTACGGTATAACCGTTGGCTGCTAAATAATCCTGACGATGGGTTGAATCGGCATAACCGATATTGCCGTTTGCATCTTCGTATAAGACTCCAAAAGCTGAATTTGCGATGGCGCTGCATAGTGAGTAAAGGTCCGTGTTGCTGGCAGATCGTGAAATAAGCTCATAATCGCCTGGCTGGTCAATCTCGCCAAGTCCTAGATTTACCGCGTTCGCCCATGTTTCTGTCGGATCGTAAGCAGCCCATGTTTGAGATGCTGAAACTTCGTTCCATTGACCAAGGAGATAATTCTGCAATAAGTAATATATCTGGTCGCCATCGAAGTCTTGAGACAAGGTGCCAGCATCGATAATTTTAGGAAGTTTTGATAGAGCTCCCAAAGCAGTAATACTGGCAATAGTTGTATAACCGAGTGAACCAGCCTTGTTTACGGTAATAGTAAAATCTGAAATTACACCGCCAAAGATAGGAACATAAGTTGCCGATGAATTAGTTACCTCGATTGTGATGGAGGTGCCAACTGTGAAATCGTAACTGGTGTTATTGAAATTCAATAAGGATAATTGGCAATAACCCGCTACTGGCTGCTGGTAGATGTCTGTACGGCCAGATGTGACTGTAAAATCGGCCACTGTAACATCAGTCAGTTCGACCTGGTCGATGGTTACTTTATAAGTGGGTGTATAGGCAGTCATTAATTAACGAGCCCTGCTGCGCCCAAAGTTCCTCTAGCCGCTGAATTATTAAGTACGCTCACAATGGTTCGAGCTGTGCCTTCTGGATCGATAGCCCCGTTGACCGTGATATTCGTCTGGTTGGATGATGGCATAAAAGTACCTAGTGATGGAGATGGGGCTACTGAGGCAGTTGGTGCAGGTGCACTGCTACCGCTGAAGAACCCTGTGACTCCCTTTGATACGGTTTTAATTGCGTTAATGATAGAGATAATACGATCATAAATGTTATTTAAGGTATCAACGAATCCAGCAAAGATATCGATTACTCCTGCGATTATCTTGCCAAAGGCGGTAAATGCTCCGCCCAGAACTTTGCCAATTACAGGTGCTAAATAGTCTTTTGCGAAATTATAGATTGCCTTCATAAAATTATAGAAAGGCTGAAGTTCTTCATTATTGTCAGAGAGAGAATTCTTGACTGAGTTGAAAGCAGACCTTAGGCCATCGATGATTGGCTGGATAATCTTCATAACTGGTGCAAGTTTCTCACCAAGATTGCTAGTGAAATCCTGAACGGCTGGAATTACCTTGTTTACGATTATCTCAACCATAGGAGTAATGGCGTTAAGGATATAGGTTCCGACTGTCTCTTTGCCTTCATCGAAAGCAACTTTAAGACGATCTAACTTACCCTGAAATGTGTTGGCCTTGGTTGAAGCCTGATTTTCGAAAGTATCGGCAAGTTTGGCAGTAATCTGCTCCATGCTCATGGTCTTTAATTCAGCTGAAGTGAGACCGATACCTAACTTAGCCAGGGAAGCAGTATTGCCCTCCTGAGCCTTGGCAATCGCATTGGTGACGGCTTCTAGGGACTTGCCACTGCCAGCAGCGACATCAAGAGCGATAGTCTGAAGTTCTTGAGCCTTACGAACATCACCAGTTGCCCTAGCTAGGCGTTCCAAGGACGGTCTGAGGTCATCATCTGTAACACCAAAGGCTAAGGATGTTTTGGTTATGTAATCCTCTGTAGCGGCTATTTGCTTGTCTGTAGCGCCAGTTACATTCTTAAGGGTGAGGGCTAATTTGTCCTGAGCTGCTGCATCTGCGATGGCTGACTTAACGCCATCGATCGCCAACTTGCCAGCATAGGCTACGGCTGCTGCGCCTGCTGCTGCAAAGGCTAATCCAGCCTTCTTTCCAAAATCCGAAACTTTGTCCCCAAAGGACATAACATCGTCATCAGCTTTATTTAGATTCTTGGTGAAGTTATCGACATCAGCAAGGAGTTTGAGCGTTAACGCTCTGGTACCTGTTGCCATTTATGTCCACTCCTTTAGAATCTTGTCAAATGAGGCAGTCCATCTAGCAACGATTTCAGGTTGAATCCTGCGTAAAGTTGGATAGATAAACCATCCTTTCGAGCCTCGCCCTTCACGGCCAGACCAAACTGGAAACTGTTTAAATTTATTAGAACCAAACTCAGAACCGCCCCAGATTGTTTTAGTGGTTGCGCCACCTGAAAACTTCTGAGAAGCGAATCCGTAAGTTATCTCACCAATACGGCTTGACTTCTTTACACGCGATCCATTCGCGATACGAGTTGCCACTTTACGGCTTTGAAGAGTGTTTGAAGTTTGGATGACTTCATCACGAGCGAATTCAGCCAAGGCTCCCGATTGGCGTTTAGCCTCATCGTTGGCTTCTTCACTCATATTCTTAAGCGCCCTAAAGACGGCACGGAGTTCAGTCTGATCTAGTGCTACTAGCTCACTTGCCACGACTGCGTTCCTCCAGTACCTCGATAGCGGTCAAGATGTCCTCACCTGTTCGCCAGTAATCCATAGGGATATTAGTGGCGATGGCCAATTCAACTAAGAGGCGGCTTACGCTTCCTCTTGGATGGCTTTTGGGCTCTCATCACCGACTTCGACATCAGTAACAGATTCCATCCACACATCGAGTGTCTTAGTTGGCTTGCCTGCTGCTTCCCTCTTCATGGCGCTATGTGCTACATAAAGAATGTCCCACATTCCGCCAAATTGAGAGATCACCTTTTTAGTGGTCATCTCCCAGCGGGCGTAATCTGGCGGGCGAACCTGGTAAGTCGTTTCGGTTCCGTCTATATATTTAATTGTTATGTTTTGTTGCATTGTGTGCTCCCGTTTCTATGGCTTAGGAGAATGTCTCTACGACAGTTCCGTTTGCTACCTTGAAAGTAAAGTCTACAGTCTGAGCATCTGTTCCAGCGCCACCTGCTGTTGGAAATTCAGGAAGAATTGGGAACACGAACTGAGCGCCTGTAGCAGCTGTAAGAGTTACTGAAATAGTTGTATCTGGTGCCTCAGCAGCAGCCCATAGAGCCTCGCATACTGAAGAAGTCTTGCCCCAGTCAGCGAGCATTGAAAGGGCAAAAGAAGCCTCTGTATTTGTGGTCTTGTAAGCTTCACCATCGAGTGTCTGAAATGTCTCTCGAAGGTTTGTCTTTGTGAGAACCGCTGAAAGTGCCTGAGCCTCGATATCTGTTCCACCTGTGAAAGATAGAGAAATATCGCGACCTGTGATTACTGTGGTTGCCATTATTTATCCTTAGTTTGATTGTGTGTAGTAGGTAGAAACTCTGATATCTGCGACCAAGCAATTAGATGGCCCGACCTGAGTAACCGTTGGTTTTTCAACCGCTCCGATCGTGTATCCCGCTGGGATTACTTTCAGAACACTTATTACGAGCTGCTCGAGATTGTCGAGCGATGCAGGGTTGGAGTTATAAGCAACTGCAACCGAGATTACGAGATTAATCTTTGTGTGAAGGGTAGTTTTGCCAATAGTCTCTAATTCGAGATATGGGGAGTCTGGAACTGTGACCACGAATGGAACCATCGGTGCTTCTGGAACATAAGCATAGACATTGCCAGCAACGCTAGAAAAGGCTGCCGCTAAAGGAGCACGAACTGTGTCAAGAATTGTATTCGGGGCGGTCATTATTGCACCATTGAATCGGTGTCGATGTACGCCCCTAGTAATCCTGAAACACGATTGAAGAGACTGCGGCCAAGGCGATATGGGCTTACCTGGGTAAAGTCCACGCCTTCAATCTGTCCGCCAGGAGCGATGCGAGATTGGAATACTTCTACGGATACGGCAAGAACTGCAGACTCGACGGCGCTAACGCCAACATAAGTTGAAGCCGCAGAAAGAGTAGCAAGTCCAGATGGAATAACCGGATGTTTTTCTTCATCTGCAAAGACATTTGAATATGAAAATGAATTATAAGAATTAACTTCTGTAATTGTATGAGTGCCGTTATAATTGTTTCCAATTCCAGTAACGACAACGCTTTGTCCAACAATAAAATCGTGTTGATCGATTGTGTAAAGAGTAGCTACAGAATTTTCTCGCTTATGATAATAAATAGGTTCCGCATATTTAACGAGCATAGGCAAAATTACGGCCTCAGCGGTATCTATCACATCTGTTAAATATGCGTCCGAATAAAGGGATGTAGAGACACCAAGGATTGACCTTAGTTCTGCAACTGTAACGATTGTAGCCATCTCTACATCCTCTCTATTAAACGGCTGGGGGGACGATCGGGAGCAACCGCCCCCCCATGATTAGTTTAGGTTTAAGCAACCATCCATCGGTATGAGCCAGCCGCGAGCTTTGTCGCTACTGCACCATAACCGTAGTATCCGACCTGGACCTGACCTGTTGAGATGAGGTTTGTCTGGAGTGAAAGGCGTGGGCTCTCGTACCATGTGTATGAAGCAGGGTTAACGATAAGCATTGTGTTGTCACCAACGCCTGAGCCTGTTGTGAGCTGACGATCTACACGGAGGTTGAGTCCGAGAAGGTTTCCGCGAACTGCTGTTGCTGTAAGAGTACCGCCAGCGTTCTGTGGGTTGATTGTCTGCTGGAATACTGGACGGTTTGAACCATCAACCAAGCCCATTAGGTTGCCCCATTGTTCTGGTGAAACGATGATGTTCTCAGCGAATCCGAGTGTTCCCTTGTAAATAGATACTGCTGCATCTGCTACGAAGTCAGCGATGTTTGCTGCTGAAACTGTGCGGTTTCCGCCATCTGTTCCGCCTGCGATAAGAGCATCTGAAACTGCCTTATCCGTAGCCTTTGCGTATGCGTACTCCATCTGGCGTACGAGTTCTGCGAAGAACGCAGGAGATGAACGATCGAGGAGCTCGAGGCTGAAAGTTTGCTGGCCGATGAACTTCTTAACATCGACTGAAACGAAAGCAGCGTTCTGGTCTGTCTCTGATGGTGTTCCACCTTCAGCTGCGATAGCAACTGTTGGAGCAACTGTGATCTTTGGAATTTCAAAGGACATTCCAGCATCAGGCAATGTACCTGACGAGATGGAATCGATTGACGGGCGATCTGCATTTGAGATGCCGTTGATTACTTCTGTAAGCTGACGAGTTGGTACGAGACCAGCGTTGTCTGTCACATCTGCCGCTGCTGCGACATATAGGCGAGATTCTTCAGAGCCGAGCTTAGCGCGGACTGAGTGCTCGAGATAAGTAGCCTTATCAACGATTGGGTTACGAACAGTTGTTGAAATATAAGGTGCTGTTGCTGCCTTAACTTCAACCTTTGCGGCTTCTACCGTCTCAGCGGCAGGAGCGACTTCTGGAACGGTGTTAGACACTTGTTCTCCTTCTGTGGTTGATTGTGTTTCTTCCTGAGATGTCTCAGAAACTTCGGTTTCTTCAGCCGCTACTTTTGCGACCTCTGCGCCAGGGATTGCGCCATCTGTTACCAGGCTAACCTCGATAAGGTTGCTTGCGCTGATAGCCATAACGCCATCTTTGTTATCCCATGCCTGCACATCTACTCCTACGCTGAAATCGCTACGGAGTCCTGTAGCTGCTTCCTCGAGGGCATCATTGCCTGCTGTTGTCTTAGCGATCTTGAATTCTGCTGTGATACCTGTTGCATCTTGTTCCCAACTCATCAACTTACCAAGTGGGCGGGTGGTGTCATGCTGAAGAACAAGCTTTGTGTTCTTAGCCATTGTGATGGAATCTGGCTCGAACATCGTGCGGCCTGCTGAAGTATTACCCTCAGAGTTCCAAGAAACGATGCGACCCGCGATGATGCGTGATTCAGCATCCGCTGCCGTAATTGTTACGGGCATTGTGATCTTCATTAGTTGCCTTCCTTGTTATCAATTAAATCTTCTTCTTCTTGAATCTGCTGAACGCTCATTGCGCCAATACGATTAAGAATCTCGTATACCTGAGCGCGCTGGAGTGCATCAGATCGTAGGAAGTCGTCTAGTGAGAAGCGAATTTCTCCTGTAGAAGAGATGAAATCTGGCATGGATAGTCTTTGCTCAATCGCGGTCAGAATTGGCTTCATTGAGAAATCGATGAGGGAACGGCGCTCTGAAACTGAGTTGCTATAAGTCATGCTGGTTTGTTCTGCACTTACGAAATATGCAGGAAGGTTGCAAGCGCGAGCCAATTCCAAAGCTACATATTGGCGAGCCTCATTGAGCTGTAGTTTCGCTGGATCGATGCCCAACGCTTGCAATTCAACATCAGCATTTAGAAATGCCGTTGACTTTGTAAGTCGAGCAGTACGCCATGACTCAAGAAGCTTTGAAATGCGTTCTGCTGGAAGATTAGTGCCGTTTGACTTGAGAACCTGAAGAGGTACTGGCTCTTTAGCAAAAGTTTCTGCTGCCTGCTCTAGTGCATGAGCAGCGCGAATTGTGCGGCCTGCACGATTGAGGATTCCCTCGTCGAGGCCGTAGAAAACCACGAGAGAACCTACGCCTTGAGTTGGAACGACTGAACCATCGACCTGGTAGCCAACGATTTCTGTCTGAAGATTATTAAGTTTAGGAGTAACACGATCTGGCGCAACGCGAGTCCATGAGCGAACTCTTCCTGTCTCACCGTACTGTTCTAGGACTTGGCCGTAGCCGATTCCATGAAAGAGGAGGTCTTCCGCCAGCCATGCGTAAATCGCTGAGCCAGGAACGCGTGGGTCTGGCTGATTAATTACTGATGGTGTTGGGATATGTGATCCGTCAAGCTTTGAATACTGCTCAAGTGGCAAACCTGCAAGTGTGGAGCAAATTATGTTTCTTGCTCTTGCGATTGTTGGTACTGCCATAGCTGTCTGGCGAGTTGCAACTGATTGTGTAAATACAAAAGGATTGAATGAACCCGTGTTGTTAAATGGCGCAGGTGTAGAAGCCGCATCCACAGTAACTTCGACTGGCTTGGCTTGAGTGAAGATGTCCCGAATTCCCATTGGACATATTATACACTACATGACCAACATTTAGACACTATCCGATTTGAATGTCTACCTCTGACTCACTTCGTGTCGCAAAGTGAGTAACCATCGCCGCTGCTACTGCACCGCAAACAATTCCAGAAGCTTTACGGCCCATTACCCATCCGCCATCGCCTCGAGTAAGTTTGACTGCACTTAAAACTTGCTTGGTTAACTCTTCTTGATCTGAATGTTGAAGGCGCATCGATGTCACTGCTGAAACGAACTCATCGCAGCTCTGCTGGTATTCCTGTCCGCCAATTTCATACATGGGAATTCCTGCTGGTTGGAGTCTGGCGGCAACTGCTCCTGCGGTAGTCTTGGAATAGGCCACTTGATTAACTGGAAACTTGCGAACCCAGTAAGCGATGTCGTTTGCCATTTCTTTATCGTCCAGGTTGATGGGATTGAACCAAGTATGAAGAAGGCTTACCTGGAATCGGTCGCCATCGATTCTCTGACCAGCCACGAGTGAGCCATGTTTACGATCTGGTGAAAGGTCAATAGCCATCCAGGTATCAAGCTCTGTATTTAATGGTGGAATATCAGCCTTGCACTTCTTCCATTCCGCCTCAGAAATGACTGGGTTAATCATGGATACGAATTGGCAAAGAACCTCAGTCCTAAATATGTCCTCGCGATCGGATAGCGAATCCTTAATGTTGTCTTCGTGAACCGTCCAGCCAAGCGACGGATTGCTCTGATACCACGCTTCCTTGTCGGTAATGTCGGCTCCAGGGACGGCACTCCATTCAAACCAGCCAATCGAATCATCGGCGCCTTCAGATGCGGCAAGACCTCGTTCTCTAAACTTCAGGAGTAAGACTGAGTTGGCATGACCCGCGTTCGAATAAACATAACTCTGGGGATTGGGATTACTCATCTGGGTAAAGCGCATCGATGACCAAACATCCTCAGTATCAAATTCTCGCAATTCGTCAATGTGGATAACATCTGGCGCTGCAATTCCTCGAGCAGCTGAGTTACCCGCTCTGATGAGATATCTGGCTCCATTCTTGAACCGAATCTCTTGCGATCCCTTTGACTCATACTTCTTTGAAAAATTCTCTTGAAGTAGCGCTGAATTTTCAATCATCTGGCTAACCTTGTAAAAGATTTCGCTTGAAGTTGTAAGCTTGTGAGCAGTTGCCAGGTGCATTTTCTCTTCTAAAACATAGATACCAAACAAGATTCTTAGTGCCATAAATGTAGATTTACCCTGCTGGCGTGGCAACATGATTCCAATTAGTGGGTGAGCCCAGCGCCCGTCAGCCTTGTATCTCAAACAATCTCGAGCCAAATCTTCTTGCCAAGGGAGTAAAGGGAACCCGATATCTTTGCAGAACTGAATCATTTCATCGCCTCTAGTCGGTAAATCAAGAGGTTTAGATCGGATTCTAGGGAACTGGGAGCCTTTACGAGGTTCTGTTACCCCTTCCTCAGCCGTTTCTAGCCCGTTTGAGCCGTTTTGAGCCGTCACTCTATGTCCTGAGCCGAATCAAGCTGATAGTGGCTGATTGAGGCGTTTTCAGGGGAATTTAAACCATGAAGGGTCGGGGGTGTCTTAGCCCTCTCAAAAAAGCGCCCCCCTTTGCTTGAATTGCATGAACCACATAAGACTTCAAGGTTACTAAGAGAATCATCTCCTCCTAGCGTTCTTGGAACTATATGATCGACAGTCAACCCTTCTTCCGTACCGCATCTCTGGCAACAACCGTCACGATTGATAACTATCTTCCTAATCCTTCTCCATTGGGAAGTTGAACCACTCTTCTTTAAGCTGCTCATCAGTTAGCCCAGTTCTCATCTATCGTATCTGTATCGATACAAGCATCGCAGCAATACCAATCGTCTATCTTGGTAACGGTAGCCTTGATGAATACACCACCGCATCTACGGCATAGGGCTACTTGATCTGCTTTAAGTAGTTCATCAGATGTGTATGTAGGAATACTCATTTAGTGCCAGCCTTTCTGCTGCCAATGCTTCCATGCCTTGCACATATCGCCTTGATATTGCTTGCGGTGCTTAATATACGCTATACCTGCATTGACTTGCTCTATTGATGACATATGAGCAACCATTGGATTCTTCAGCTGTGGAATACCGTAAGTCTGAATCTTTCCTTCGATGTTACCTATTGCGTATCTATTAAATGCTGATTCTTTCCCATATAACTTAATGAGGCATAAAGCTTGATGAGTAGGTAGTATCAGTCGAATATAGGCTTTTGGTGTTAGATCGTGTGAACCTTCATTGAGAGGCTCCACGCCGATAAATAGAAGTCCCACCAATGCGATTGCAACCCCGCAAGCTCGCGCCCTAAGGCGCTTGCGGTGAGCCTCTGAAAGGCTCTTGCAAGAGAGCATACCAGCCGAGTCAAGCATGTGTATAACTTCGGCGTGGCGTGAGCGTAGAGTTAACTTTCTTGTCCACTTATCCACAGGCTGTTAATAACTCTCTGGATTATTGCGTGCATCTCGCTGCACCCTTAGTTCTTCCAAAAGGCGCTCAAGCTTGAGCCAATGCTCCTCGAAGCACTCTGTACAGTGGTGGACTAATCCCGTCTTGGGATATGTACGATCGTTGGCCGGGTCTGCTGCTAATTCACAATATGAGCAGTTAACGATTATCGGTTGAGTAAAATCCCGATCCTTTGAAGATGACACTTGGGACACTTGAATACACCTTTCGCATCGACTCACCGCAGAACGGGCAGTCTAGGTCGTGTGGTTCGCTTATTGAGAATTCCTTGTCATAGCGGGCATTGGCCTCGCAGTTTTCATTATTGCACTCAAACTCATAGATTGGCATTATCGAGCTTCTCGCAGATGTGGCATGGTGAGCCTTTCATGATCGTGTTACCGCACTTGCAGTATGTAGGTTCTAATTCTACCGTGTCTGCCTGAAAATCTGTGTAACCCGCTTTGATAAGAAGCTGCACCAAGTCACCAAAACGCATGAAAGCAAGGTAATCCTCCGCCGATTCACCCTGCCCATTCATACGACTCACCACGAACGGTAACTCACTCTGAGCCTCCGCACGCTTGGTGGCTTGGCGCAGCCACTCGAGGGGCTGGAAGGCCGTTCTAGCCTTTATCTCGCAGTCGAACGGGACATTGAGAATATCTTTACCAGCACCTCTACCCACACTAGCGAATTGCCACCACTGCTGCAAATATTCAGCGACAACCCGCTCAGTGCGTAGTCCTCTATCCTTGCGGTGTCGGGTCACTTAGTGCATGCCTGACACATCAAAGTATCATCAAAGACTGAAGTAACACGCCCGCAGCCCTGACATTCATCGTTTATCAAATTGAACTTGCTCCTTGTATCAGCTGTATATGGATAAATGCATCGCTTGCATAATACGATCACTGCGCCATCTGAACGATTAAACTCGTCAACATGGGTCAGCGAATCGCAGAGATAGCAATTGTCAACGCCACCGAAACCAGCAAACTCGTAGTTATATTTATCAGAAAGTCCCATGTCACCACTTCTTCTCCTGAGGCTTCCATTGCCCATTAGCGCCGATTTCGTACCAGATTACTGTGTCACAACCAGCACC